TGTGTGTGTTCCTGCATCTTCGTGAATTCTCAAAGCAACATCTGCACCATTAGCATAAACTTCTAACTTGTCTGATGGTGACGAAGTTCCCAAACCTAAATTTCCAGCACTTATATGGTTTGCTGTACCATCTGTATAAAAAGCGATCTTTTCAACACCACCATCAAACATATGTAATCGCCCACCATCTGCTGACTTTTCACCTACTTTGAATATGGCATTAGTATTGGCATTACCTTGTACTGTAATAGCTGAATCTTGTGAGCTTGTTGAACTTGATTTGACAGTAAGACGAGAAGTAGGGGCAGTCAGACCGATACCGAATTTTCCATCTGCCAAAAGCCTAGCTTTTTCACTATTATTTGAACCCTCATCAGTTCTGAAAGCTATATCTCTACCAAATGTATCAAAAGCGATACTAGCACCATCTAAATCACCATCTGCTTGTGATAAAGCACCCACTCTGCCCATTTCTGTTGCATATGCTGATTTTAAATAAACACCATAAGTAGTTGCACCTGCTGCTTCTACTAATAAAACATTACTATCATTATTAGCAGAATTTTTTATATGAACTAACTTAGAGGGTGATGTAAGTCCTATACCAAAATTCCCACCACCACTATTAAAATATGAATCGCCATAACTTCTTACTAGGGTTGTTACAACCCCACCATCAGCACCTTTAAGAACACCACCTGAAGAATTACCCTCAAGTCTCATATAGTGGTTAGCATCAAAAGCCGCCGATATAAGTCTGCTTCCAGTTGCTTGTATATTACCTGCTACATCTAATGTCTGACTTGGTGAAGAAGTTGCTATACCTACTCTCCCTGAAGCCCCATCAACTCGCATAAACTCAGCACTTGCAGAACCATTCCAACCAGTTACTTTGAAGATACCATGTGCTGTATTGTTTTGTGTTTGTATTTCTGTTGCACCACCAGTCTGTTTGAAAAAAGTTTTGGCATTAGTATTATCTTGGTCTTGCATAGTAATACCTGCATGACCTGATGAAAAACCTTTGATATGTAGTAAGGCATTATTATCTAAAGAAGTTGAGGTGTTTATTAGTACACGACCTGAACTATCTATCCTGAATCTTTCTAAACCATTTGTAAAAATACGAGCATTATTTGCTATTGACCAAGTAATTTTATTAGTTGAAGTTCCAAAGGTATCACCAATAAAATCGTCTGAAGCTGTAACTGAACCAGTAACATCTATACCTGTTGAGGTGGTTTCCATTTTGATAGAAGCGTTATGATAAAGACCAACACCAGCACCAGAGTTTGTTACAAGCTGTTGATTACCTGAACTATCTTGCAGTCTAAATTCAGTACCACGAACTATTAAGTTACCTGTGCCTTTTTCCCAAATGTAACTATTAGAGCCATCGTGATAAATTTCTAAGTCATTACCTGTACCAAATTGAGCTTTTACATTATCTTGTAGTTTTAGGTTTTTTTGATATATGACATTTTCTGTACTGCCATCTACCCTAAAGTATGAAGTTACACCACCACTTCCGTCATCTGTTCTGAAGATTATGTCTTTGTCATCTGAGGTAGTTGTGATGTAAAAATGACCTGTATTGTTAGCCATAAAGGTATCTGTACCATTATGTGTAAGAGAAAAATCACCACCTGCCCCTACTGTAAAAACTTGATCATCTGCATTTATTCTTAGACCATGACTGAAATCAAATCTGTCAGCACTTGCATTCCATAAAATTGTGGCATCAGAAGAAGCACTGACTGCATCTTGGATTGTGATACCTGCACCATCAGCATTTGAAGAAGTGTCGCCACTACCGAAATTAAGGGTTATATTCTTATCTTTGACATCTAAATTAGTGGTATCAATAGTTGTGGTTGTACCTGAAACTGTAAGGTTGCCTGAGATCGTCTGATTCCCTGTTAGAGCTAAAGTTGTACCATCAAAGGTAAGATTAGCTTCCCCATTCAAAGAATTGCTTCCTGAAGCTGTTATGACCCTGTTATCTGACATATTGGTAACAGAGTTGATAGCACCTACACCAACCTGATTACCATTCCAAAAAAGTGTGCCTGAGTTTTGATAAAGTCTGTTTGTGGTTGAGCTTGGAGTATGATCTGCAATTAAGACATTTTTGAAAGCCTTACTTGCATCAATAACAGTAGTATCACCAACATGTAAATATCCATTACTATCTGCATCATCAATATTTAAACTTGAATCTAGTTGCGAACCATTGTGTCTATCAAGGGTTAATAAATCCACCAAATTGTAAGAGCCACCTGATGTTGTTGGAGCTTGTACAACTTTGAATTTTATTTTTGCAGATGGATTAGCTGAACCTAAACCGAACCCAGCAGTTCTGCTAGTCATATCAACAAACATTCCAGCAATATCTTGTTCAGTCGCTAAGTTTGCTCCTGTACCTGAATCTCTTAAATTTGTTGAAAATTTAATACTACCTGCATTTAAACCTGAATCATTAGTTTGTCCTTGTTTTCTTTGGTTAAATATGACGAGTTGTGGCAAGTTATCTGAGGTCGCCACATACTGATTAAATGTTTGTAACTTTGTTGTATGTTTGTTAAAGGTAATGCTACCTTGATTACCAGTTGTGGTATTTGACAAAATATCTTGGACACCTTCACCTGCTAAACCAACTAAATCACCAGTCAGTAAAATACCTGTACTTGAGAATGAGCCACCACCACCCTCACTATTAGGTGTTTGACCTGTATATTTATAGGAAACACTTTCGTTATCAGTTGTATTTCTGCTTATAACAATATCTTCGTTTCTTGGTTTTCTGCCCTCTTGATTATTAAATGCAGTATCATCAGGAGCATTAGTGTTTCCTGCTTGATTAAAGAAGAAGATACCACCACCGACACCCTGAAAATCATCATCTCTAATTCTGACAAAGTTACCTGAAACAGAACTTGATAAAGCAGATTCATTACCTGAATAATCTACTGCTCTGACCCAAAAGAAATAATTTGTGCCATAAACCAACCCATCTTCTACACCTGTAAAAATGGTAGATGCTTTACTTGGTTCTCCTGAAATAGTTGCTATAACAGTAGAATCATCTGTGGGGTTTGAATCAACAGTTTTTCTATATACTTTAACTGCTCTTAAATCTGTATCACTAGGATTTGTCCAAGTAACTTTAATTGTTGATGGCAGACCTGTAGAAGCAGAAAGATTTGTCGGCACACTTGGAGCAGTTGTATCTCCTGCAATTGTAATATTTCTTACAGTTGAAAAAGCACTAGAAACAGTTGATGCACTTTTGTGTCTGACCCTGACATAATACTGTGCACCTCTTACAGCATTTTCTATTCTGAATGTAGTTTGATCTGGTTCAACTAATGCACTTGATGTTGGTGTTCCAAATGTTCCACCCACTCGCCATTGAATCTCAGTTTGGAAAATAGATGATGAACTTGCATTTGTCCAAGTAACATCAACATGACTTTTGATCGTACCATTGTCATTTGTATTTCCTTGTGTCAATCCATTTGCTGCTAATGTTGGTGGTGAAATAATAATCAGACCATCATCAGATTGAGAATTTGCTGTGGTTGCAATGTAATCATTACTTGTATCAAAAGCGAAAACATTGTTATCAATTTCTTTCAGACCAAGTTTGCAAAATACTACAGGGTTTTCCCCACTTGTAGTTTCTGTATTCACAGAGAGAACTTCAAAAGTTTTTGCACTAAAACCTAATCTTTCGTTTGTAACATTCACATAGTTTCCAGGTACTAATTCAAGAAATTTAAGTGTTGTGCTTACTTCCAACATTTTTGTTCTTCTTTGATAATTTAAATTAAGTTGGCTTAATCTTTGTGCTTGAGAATCATTTGTAACAAATGGCATTTTGACTTCCATTTCTTTTTTATAATTACTTGAACTTTCGCCAGTAGGTGTATCTATATTTAGATAATTAACTGCATTACCACTTGAATCTTGACCTGTATTTCTGACAGCAGAATCGGTTGTTGTAAATTTATTATTAGCATCAACAAAAATTGGTTTGACAGTATTTTGTAATTTTCCCAATGCTGTGGAGTTTGTCATTTGGATTTCTGAGACTAAATCATCGTCTGTAATGGTCAGACTTGCTGTTTGAGCAACACCGACAAAGATATTGAATTGTCCATTGACATAAGTGACTTTACCAGCACAACTTGACAAAATACCACTCAAGGCTTCTGACCCTGCTGTACTTGCATTTAAAAAACCATTAGCTGTATATTTATTTTGGTTTGTACCTGAACTGTCAGCAATTTGCACTTCACAAGCATTTGCCGCACTAACAAAGTTACCAGCAGAAGAAGTATTATCATTTATCTCATTAAGTGAATCGTTACTTGAAATAGCTTTTAAACCATATCTTGTATCAGTAAGGTAATCTCTAACAATCAAAGCTGGATTATTTGTCCATGCTGTTTGTGAGTTTCTTGGGTCAAATACTTTTTTACCTTTAACTTGAAAACTTATTTCTGGCAAACTTGTAAGTTTTTGTTGATCAAAAACCATCTTAAAATGTACATAAGCAATCCCTTTTAAATCATGCTGATCTGTGAAATCTGTTTGAGCAATCGTATATGGATTCATTTCTTGGTTGTCAGCACCAAGACCTGATATGAACTGAATCAATCTACCATTTACATCTAAAGCATTTGGATTATCTGTATTTGTATATTTAACATTTGTGACTGTACTTACTGTTGCTCCATCAATTGTAGATGTACTTGCTGTTACTTCCTCTTTATTAATAAATATTTTTTCAATGCTCTGTATTTCATGTCCAGCAACTGCCACAATAATATTTAAATTTGAGTTATCAATACCACTTGCTTTTGCATAAATTATTGTTCCACCAACTCTCGTTTCTCCATAGATTATTTGTCTTGGAGCTATCCCACTTATTTTTGAAAGTTTTGAACCAAAGTTATCTGCTAACGGATTGTCTTGCTTTTTGGATAGTATGACACCTAATGTTGTTAAAACTCCTGCTGTAACAATCTGACCAATATTTGCTGCAAAAAAGCCACTAAGTGCAAATGAACCTGTAGTAATTATTGTGCTTATTGCTAAACCAACTGTTGCAAAAAGTGCGGCTTTTAATCCTGTTTCAAGTGCCTTAGCCATTTATTCTCCAAATTTGTTTTGCAAGATGTACTGGTTTTGGAATCATTCCTGAATCAGAGATTGCTTGAATATGTGTGCCATCAAAGATTCCAAGTAAATGTTCTTCCTCTTTGAAAAGGACAATATCACCAACATTTATATATGGTAATTTGATTTGTTTATATTTAAGTTTTTTAAAAACATTATTGATTGTTTGAGGGAAATTATCACCAAGCTCTGAAATCGCTTCTAAGGCACTCTTTTCATCAGACCAGCTTATCCCTTTGGGTATTGCTGTTTGATCAGTTACAGCTTCAATATATCCGTTTACATAGCGAACACAATCCCATTTTCCCCATGCAAATCCTTGATCTTGCACTTTTTTGAAATAATTGAATAAAATTGTTTCCCAGTCATTTTTCATTATTCTAATATTTGTCTTGTTTCTAATGGGTCATCACCACCAGAAGGCCCACCGCCTGAACCTCTTCCTGCACTTGTTGGCCCCCAATTTATCACTGCTTCTTGTAGAGCTTGAACAAAATCTAAACCTTTGTCACCAGCAAATAAGTTTTGCTGACTTGCTCTTGTATATCTCAAGTTTGTAGGTCTTGAAAAATCTATTAATCTATTTTCAAGCTCAACTGAAATTGTATTGGTTGATGGGCCATCTGATATTGACATATTCATTATTCTGCCTTTAAAAATAATAAAAGAACTTGCAACTTCATTGTTTCCTGAAAGGAAGCCCATGTGGATAATAACATGTCTGTTTTGATAATTTTCTGCTAAAGCTAGATCAATAATTTCTTCGTTCATGCCTGATAAGGCAAGTGACATACCAGTGCTTGAAAGCTCACTTGTGTCCTCAGTTGAACTGATACTCAAAAGATCACCAGCACCAAGATAGGTTTGACCACCCAAAGATAAATCTTGTGTACCATTCCAAATACGAATTGTGTCTGTATCAAACAAAAGTTGTACTGCAAAAAACAAAGAAGTTTTATCAGCTTGAATATTCTTTTGAATTTTTAGTTTGTCTGTTGCCGATAAATTGTCAAATCTACTAGCCATTAGACCACCTCAATACATGAAAAACTTATACCATAATTTGATACTTTGTCTGCTGACCAACCAACTTCAGGGCTTACCAATCTGAATAAACCTTTAGGATTTGTAAACACAGCAAAACTTCCATCTGCAAAATCTGCTCTTAATTTTGGTTCAATTCTAACTGAAAAATGATTCAAAGCACTTCCGCCTTGTGATGTTTCTGTCGCATCTTCTACTACTTGTACCAGTTGAACTGGATTTGTGGTTGTAGAACTTGTACCTTGAATTTGTAAATAATCGCCAACTTTAATTGTACCTGTACCACTATTTGAACTTGCTTCTAAAGATAAAGCTTCTGCTCCTTTTACATTTTGCCTTACTTTGCAACTAGCTGTACTACTCTCTGTCACTAAAGTTTTATCTGATGTAAATTGTGTATTAGTTCCTGCAATATTAGTAATTTTATGTGTCCCATTATTTTCAGGATTGACAGCTCCTGTAATATGAAAAAAATCACCCACAGCTAAACCTGTTAAAGCTGTACCAGCAGTTATAACTGAAGTGGTGGCATTGAAACTAAGAGTGACATTTGTATTATTAACTCTTGGGTCAGCTATTAAATGTGTTGTGCTGTAAGTGCCTTTGTTGGCTAAAGCATCAGGGTCTGCGAATTTAAAATAATTTTCTTGTCCTTTTAATTGCATCAAAAAAGATTGCCAATTAACTGCTGTTGATCTTCGCATTGGCGGTAAGGAAACATCTGCTGTCCAATAAACCCCATCAAATTCTTGAACTTTATATTTAAAACTAAAGGGTGAGCTTGTTATACCTTGTGCCCTTACAATTCTAAAACTACTTGTAACAAAGTTTGGGGTTGTTGGCATTGCTATTGTTCTAGGCATTTTGTAAAACTCCTTTAAGCACCTTGTAAAGCTCCTCTAAATCTTAGATTTCTTTCAGCACTTTCAGATACAGCAGATTTTGTTGCATCAGCTATTTGTGGCATAAGTTGTAAAACCTCATTTCTTACAGTAGCTTGAACACCAGTAGCAAAGTTTACAGACTGATTGACAACAACTGTTTGTCCCCCACCAAGTGCATTTCTTGTATTCATGTTGTTAAGCAATGTTCCACTGGCATGAGGTACAAATAATTCAGGCCCTCTTTCTCCTACAAGTTTTGGCATTCTTGAGTGCATTGCTCCACCCCCTGCCATTCCTACTGAACCAGACCCTGCACTTGATGTTTCAGGTGCTGGTGTATCATTACCAAAGTTACTAAATATACTATCTATGATTGGGTCAATAATTGACATTTGTATGAACGCCGCAACAACTTGATCAACTATCCGTAAAGCTAAATTTTTAAATGATTCCATTGCATCTTCACCACCTCTTAATGCTTGAACAAATTCATCAGCAATAGCCAAGCTTGATGCTGTAAGTGCATCTTCAAGTGCATCGCTAAATACAAATGCTTCTTTTTCACCCTCACCAAAAAAGTTAGAAAGTTTTTCTGCAGCTTCATCAACTGTTAAACCAAATTCTTCTCTTAAAAAATCTGCCATATCCTCTAATTTTTCTTTGAAAAATTCAGGGTTTTGATTTTTAAATTCCTGATTTAGTAGAGCTGTCGCATCTGTTGCTTTTGTAAGTGAATCAAATAATAATCTATCATCAACTGGTAACAATTCAATTTGTAGATTTCTCATAAAATCTTCTTCTGACATTCCAAATATAGTTTTGAAAAATTCTGATCTGAAATCAAATTCTGCTGGATTGATTCCGAGCATTCTAAAATAAGTTTCTGTTCCTCTAAGCATTGTTGGCTCTGCTTCACCAAATACTGTTTTTTCTAAGTCTAAAATTGCATTCTTTCTGAATTCAACAAAATCACCTTCCAATTTGTCAAGAACATTTTTTAAACCACCAGCTTCATTAATGATTTGTTGTATTGTTAGTTCAGGTGGTTTTATCTTTTTAAACGCATTTGCTAAATCAAGCACTGAGCCTGATAGTCTTTTTACTGGGTCAATTGTAACTGTTATATTATCTTCTACTGCTTTACTTTTTTCTGCTAATGTATCTCCTTCTTCTGCTGTTTCTTTAAATGCTAGACTGAGTGCTCCATAAGCTGCTGTACTTGCTGCGGCAATGATTCCAGTATTCACAAGAATTGAAACACCTCTTGTTTGAATCGCTTGTAAAATTGATTGAGCTACTGTCAAGTTTTGTATAACTTGTGATAATGCTTTAAATGCAGTTGTGATTGTTCCAATATTTGCTATAACCGCTGCAACACTTGCACCGATAAGAAGTGATAAAAATACTCTTAAATTTTCAATAGCAAGAAGTATAGGTTCTGTTAGTAGTTTGAGAGCACCTGTTAAAACCACACCGATTACATTTGCTACACCTTTAGCATTATTTAAAATAGCGGCTAATCTTCTTGAAAAACTTGTGAGAGCTTGAGCAAAACCACCATCACCAATTGCTACAAAGAATTCTGAAATTGCATCTTGTAAGTTTGATATAGCACCTGATAAGGTATTTGCTCTTTCTGCAATAGCTGTTGGAAATTTTTCTCTTCCAATACTACGAAGAAAATCTATAACAGCACTACCTGATCTATCAATTGTTGTTGTGACACCATCAAAGGTAACAGTAATTTTATCGCCCTGTTGTCTTGCAATTACACCAAACTGTTTCAGCATTTCCATCTCACCAGTAGTAGCATTAAAAGCTGCTTGAGCAAGGTCAGTAATTGATTTACCCATACCAGCGGCGAAGTTACCAAAATCTTGTAATACTCCTGCTGTTGGCACTACCCCAGCTTGTTTTAAAGTTATAAATGCTCTTGCTACTTCATCAATTTGGAATGTGGTTCTGCTTGTAAATTCTCTGATAAGATCAAAACTTAATGCGGCATTTTTCGCACTTCCAGTTACTGCTCTTAATGTTGCTTCTAAATCTTCAAATGTTCTTATCGTATTAACAATATTTCCAAGAACAACCCCAACTCCTAAAGTTGCAAGAACAGCACCTACTTGTTTTAAACTATCACCGACACTTTTGGATTTTTGTTTTGTTTGATCTAATTTTTTATTAACATCTGCAAGACCTGCTTTAAGTTTTGCGGTTTCTGCTTTGATCTCAATTAAGAGTGTATCAACAGTTTTAGCCATCAGTCAGGGTACAACTCCTGTAATTCGGCAAGTCTGTCTTTTGTCATTGATTCCGTTTTTTGTCCACTTGTATTGAACTCAATAAAACCATTGACAGCTTTGTAAATTTCTTTTGGACTAGAATTCCAAAAGTCTTTGGGTCGCATACCTATCATACCAAAACAAATTTCCATGTATCTTTTGATAGGTAAACTATCTACTTTCCCCCTGCTTTCTCACCCCCTGATTCTTCGCCTGAATCATCAGATAATGTTGTCGCTAGTAAGGTTGCTACAACTTTTGTTGATTCAACAATACCTGCATCTTGCACAATCTTATTGATTTCTGTTTGTTGTAAATCATTTCCACCACCCCTAAGTGCTGGTAACAAAACAGTAACGAGGTCTCTGATTCTCACATCACCCTCGCCCATTCTTTGCGCAACTTTTATAATACCTTGACCTAATGCATCTTCTATCTGCATTAGTGCATCTATCGTAAGCCTTGCCTTATATTCTTTATTATTAAGACTTAGCTTTATTTCGCCCTTTAATGGATTCGCCATTCTTAGCTCCTTTTTCAAGACTTGCAACTGCAAGTTTTATATTTAATAAATTGTCTATATTATTTATTGTTGTTGATAAAACATTGTAAGTTTTTTTACCAACTTTGATTGAATCACCAACTTCAATTACATTTGGAATCTCAAGTTCTGATTCATCATGCTTCAACATTGCAGGAATGCTTTCACCATCAACGGAAACTTTTACACTATTCCAAGCCATTATGCATCAAAAGCTGTAATTAGTATTATTCCACTTGATTCAAAAGACATTGAGTAAGTAGCTTCTCCATTGTACTCACCTGCATATTCAAGTGATGAAATCATAAACTTTCCTCTGAATTTAAAAAACTGAGGAATGAAAAACTCTAAGTTTCTGAAAGCCGCAGTTTGTGCGGTTGAACCATCAACTTGTAAGTTTTGTTGTGCCAAGTACATATCTTTGAGCAAACCTTCTGATGCTGAATCAGTAAAAACACCACTGCCAGAAATGGAAATTGAATTAACCCCACCACCTGCAAGAAGTTCTCTATATCCGTTAGAACTCTTATTTGTAATATCTACTGCTTCATCATTTAGAGTAATTGAACTTGATCTGAGACCACCGATTGTTACATAAGTGCCTGAGTTATCAACCTTGATCAAGACATCTTTACCTTTTTGTGCTGCCATATTTTTCTCCTTTAATTAACCTAATATTATTGCACGGAATCGCATGACACCATGTCTTGTAACACCATCTGGGTCTATAAGTATGTCAGAAAATTCAAATCTTAAATTAATCAGATTGAACCCTGAAACACTTAAACTATGATTATGCAGTAATGTATGAACTCTGTCCATTATTTGCTTACATTCTTTTGCTCCTTTATATTCAGACCAAATATCAAAAGTAACAGTAAACTCACCACCATCTAAATCTTTTGTACCATATTCAATTGCTGTTCCATATCCCATTGAGATAAAAGGTGTAGCTTGATTCTGTGTAACTTCGTCAAAGACACCGACACCCAAGGTATTGGTCAAAGTATTATCTGTACTTAATCTTGAGTACAAAGCTTCTTGTAATTCAAATAATCCTATGCTCATTTTATGAATCCACCCTTGGCAAATTTGCTTTTAATTTTTCTTCTGTTTTTTTCTAGTGCTGGTTGTAAAAAAGGTCTTGCTGACATTTTTCTTGTGCCAAATTCAAGAAACTTTGAATATGGAGCTTTACTTTCTACGGAAATTGAAAGTGCTGTCCCTGATTTTTCAACAGCAGTTTTGGTAATATTAGAAACAAGGAAACTAGTATCTGATGCTGGTGGTTCACCAGGAGCTGATGCTTGATGAACAATTGATCGTCTTTTGTAAACTCTTCCTGATTTTACTCCTCTCTGTATTGATTGTCTTGCTTCAGCTTCAACTAAATTTGCGGAACTAAATAGTCTTACTTTGATTTCGTTTTCTGCTTCAGTAGTTAGTCTTTTTGCAATTTGTTTTTTAAGAGCATTTGTATTTCTGAAAATCATGATGCTACACCTTCTTCAGCTAGAATTTTCATATATCTACTTCTTTCATTTACATTTAACACAGAGCGTATATTAAAAATTCTTGAACCAAATTTTATTCTATTTTTGGGAGTTACACTTACATTGTAACGAATCATAATTTCGTGTGTAACGCGGTCTTGTAGTTTGCCTTGTGCAAATACTTCTTTGCCGTTTACGGGCTTTACAGACGCTTGTACAGTCTGTGAATCGCTGTAATTAGAGGATATTCCACCACCAGTATCTCTTGTACTGCCAATAGTTTGAATTGTAATTTGCTCTCGCATTGAGCCTATTGATATTCCCATTATCCAATTGCCATTAACTCACTTGTACCTAAACCTTTATGAATTCTATAAGGAGCTAATAATTTAATAATCATTGGTGGGAATTCTCTTTCTTGTAGATAGTCACCCATATCACCTCTTTGTTCATACATATTTGCAACAAGTTTTAACATTGCTTGTTTTATGGGATAGGGGACACTTGTTGCATTAGCATAGCCGACAACATAGGTGACTTTTATTGAACTTGCAACCCTTAATGCAGTAGGCCAAGTTGAGCCTGTTCTTAGTACAATTCTTGCAGGTTCTCTTGTAGATTCAACAAAATAATTTGCAGTAGAAAAAGTAGTTTGTGTGTCATCATCATCAAATGTAACAATACTTGTGACTGACTGAACTGGCGCTCTTGGTAAATCAATATAGTTTTTGTAAAAATTTAAATAAGGCCCTGTCCTAAAACCCTCAAACAATGGGTCCTCATCTTCCCTAAAACCATCAAGAAAAAGATTAAGGGTCTGTGGCATTAAAGCTCGCCCAGTATGCTCCTCAACAAATTGACGAGAAGCTATAATTAGGCTAGTAATTAAGGCATCGTCATTTGAATGATCAACCCTCAGAAACGATTTTGTCTCTGAAAGAGTAAGGGGTTCTGATGAAGGAGCAACACTGACAACGAGACTTCCCATTTTAGTTTACTGTTTCTCCCTCAACTACTTGTGGCACTGGTGCATTATCTTGCTGTGCCATTTCTTTGTTCATCAACATAAGCTGTTGTTCTAACTGAACTTTTTGATTCATATACTGTCCCAACAAGAAGTTTGTATCATCTAGTTGTTTTTTTAGTTTTTCGTTTTCAGCTTCTAGCTGTTTAACTTTATCGGCATTACTCATATTTTTTTCTCCTATAAAAGTTTATCAATACCTATTGATGCTACTAGCAAACCATAAAGACCCCAAACCATAGCATCAAGTTTATTAAAACGACCATGTCCTTTTTCCAATCTTTCTTCTATGTTTTTATACCTGATTGCACATTCTCTTTCATGTGCTTCAAGCCTAGAGATACTATCTGATTTACTAGCCATAGTGCTAGTCTAATGGAAATTAAGAATAAAAAAAAGGGGCTTGTTTAAAACCCCTTTGCGAAACGAAAATACTCATTTTTGAAATGAGATCATATACTTTTTAATACAACTTTCTTAGGAGGTGTTTAAGAGTATTATGATTTATATTATTTTAAAGAAAATTATTTTTAAGTAAAGTAATTTGTTCAAGTTTATTTTCAATAGCATCTAACCTTTCTAACAGTTCTTGAAATCCTGTCATATCTGCAAGACCTTTTGGAGTATGTGCTACTGCTTCTAGTTTTTGTAATCTTTCTTCAACTGAAAGAGGAGGGGCGGTATTTGAGGAAATCTTCATTATATACACTTATAGAAATTATTTTGAACCGCCCCAAGACTTATTTTTTCTTAGTAGTTTTCTTTTTTGTAGATTTCTTAGCAGGAGCTTTGCCACCGACATAAGCTTCATTTACATCAGGGGTACTTAGATCATCTGCTATATAATGACCTTTTTCATTTCTAGCTCTTACAGGTTCACCTTCTTCTGCTTTTGCATCTACTTTGATTTCCATAGCCCAACCATTTGCAACAAATTGATTCATCAAATCTTCTTGCCAATCTTCTTGAGCTTCTACAATTTCATCATGGACATATAGTTTTTGTGTCAATCCATGTTCATCATTGCTACCGGCTTTCGGTATAAGTATTTTAAATTGTTTCATTATTTACCTCTTAAATAATTACTAAAACCTTTCATTGGTTTTTTTGGCTTACTGCCATGTCCCATTTTCATAGGTTTCTTTGGCTTTTCTTCATGACCCATTTTCATAGGTTTTTTTGGTTTTTCGTTTTCTAAATGTCCACCTTTCTTTTTAGGTTTCTTTTTGTCTTTGTCCATGTGATAAGGCATTGTTTTCTCCTTTTAAAAAAGAGGGGTGTTGCCACCCCTCAAAATTACATTGTTATGCATTATGTGGTGTAAATGCGTTGTCAGTAGAATGTCTAGCATGTCCTTTGACAATCATAACACCTAAAGGTGTACCATTTGAATGTGTACCAGTTTTCGCTAATACAGCTCTCAAATATCTTTTACCACCAACATAGCCTACTCTGAAAATGCCACCAGTAGAATCAGGGTCACCACCAGCAGTTCCATCTAACTTCAAGAATATTCCACCTGAAGCGATAGTTCCGTCAATGATGTCAGCTTGTGCTACATCTGTATATGTTGAATCATCATCAGAATGCTCTAATGAAACTTCAAAGAAAACAGTTGAAGATAAAGTATCTCCTTCTGCTCCAACATCTACTAAAGCAGTAGCTGATTCATAACCTTGTAAATCAACTCCTGTTCCATTAGCTGCGGCTGATCTAACAGCTACCGCTAAACTGACAGCAGGACTTATATTATTGCTTAAATCTTTCATATTAATTTACTCCTTTATTATGCTGAAACTTTTTGTTTAACAATTGCTTCAGGAAGTATTACCTGACCACCAACTCTTCTCCTTGCAATGTATCTGACATTACCTGAAGTAGCTTGTGTGAATGGGTCTCTAAGGACTGCCATCGCAATTCTATCTACGATCATATATCCTCTGCTGAAATCACCAAAGGCAATAGGGAAGTTATTAGCACCAACACTAGGCATATCTGTTGCTTGAATGTATGGGAAGCCTAATACTGAATTAGGAACACCACTTGTAAGCATCATACCTGCTTGGAATACATACTGACCAGCAGTATCTTTAAGCTTTCTAATTTCTGCTAATGTGCTTCTATTGAAAACAAAAGTAGCATTTCTGCTGTATTCTGATTTGATACTGTGAACCAAAGAAATGAGACCATCACCAGTAAGTGCTGCACCTGCACCTGAGACTACTTCACTAACACTGCTGTTAGTCATAAAGCCTTCAGGTTTACCAACTGCATTACCACTTACAAAAGCTGTACCTTCAGCTTTAGCGAACTGTTCTGCAAACTCTGATTGCATTTCTGCTTCAAGATTGAACACTGAATCCTCTAAGTCTTGCTCAGAAATATCAACCATCGCATAGTATTCGTGTGCTGGTATTTCTTCTAGCCCAACTTGGTAACCAGTAGTTTCTGATCTTGTGCCACTTTCAGCTACCCATTGTGCTGAAAATTGTCCAGTTCTTTTTGGTATTTGAATTGATCTTTGACCTGTTGATCTCACTCTAGCAATTGATCTGATAGGTGATATTTCGGTCACATCTTTGATTAATTCTCTTACATATTCTGGTGGAGCTAAATATCCACCTGTTGAATCGTTAGATACTGTTAATGCTTTTTTCTCTGCTTCAGAAAGAGCATCAAATCCTTTTCTGCAATATGCATCAAAGGCTTGTAGAGTTTCATCAATTTGCTTTGTCTCTAATCCTGCATTTGGTCTTTTTAAGACTGTCTCAAGATTTGAAACTTGCTCTTTGAGATTCTCTTGATTTAGATTGGCTTGTGTTATTTTTTGATTTACATCTTCAAATGCATCTAGCTTAGATTCAATCTTTGCTAATTTATCGTCCAGTAAACCATCATAACTTTCACCCTTTTCAAGTGCATCTAATCTTTCATCATTTGCTTTTTTGAATTCTTCAAAAGCATTTCCGATATTCTCAACTGCACTCTTAATTTCGTTATTTTCCATCTTTTCTCCAAGAGTTAAATTTATTATTAAGGTTGTTTAAGGCTTCTGCCAATTCAGTATTCACATCAACATCTCGTTGCATAAATACCTGATGTACAGCTTTTGCCGCCATCTTTGCTTCTGAACGAGAAAGATTGAAAGCATCTCGCATTCCATTTTCCCACTCTCTTATAGAAAAATCTTCACCCTTTACACTACGAATTCTAGCCGATTGATTCATAGGAAAAGTAACTAAAGATATTTCCATTAATTCCACTTCTTCAAGAATCCTCTTATTTGAGGTCTTGTCGTAGTGAGTAGCTTTCGGATTCGGCTTAAATCCTATGCTAAGTCCGTCTAATGCACCCATTTTCATTAACTCAAAAGCATCTCTTCCAGCTTGAGTTTTAAGTGCTAATCTGCCTTTTACTCTCAGTCCATGCTGATCTTCTTTAATTTCATCAAATACTCCAATAGGCATATCTGATTTATGTTGATATAAAAGCTTGACCCCTTTTGCCCCTTTTCTCTTTAATGATTTTTTAAATGCCCCATATTTGACAACATCATTTCCTAAATCAGCTTTATTGAAAACAGAACCATATCCTTCAAAAACTCCCTCTTCTTTGTTCTCTTCCTCATGGTAAGCTTTTATTTCTGTCTTAAATTCAAGGTGTTCAGTTTCGTGAAACTCTAAAGGTTCATCGTTTTTGACATCTTCGCCAGTTGCTCTTACATAATCTGTATGTGTTTCGCATGGCATATACACTTTTTTTCCATCTTCATCATGTTCATGGAAACCTACACAACCAATTTCTTCTGCCCTTTCTTCGGCTTCTTCTTGTGTAGTAAAAACATCTTTTCTTATTTCTTCTTTAGCTTCTTCGGAATCTTCCTTTTTTGAATTGTACGAACTTGCACAGACAGCTAACCTTTGATCATTTTCATATTCTGAGGTCATCGTCTTATCTCCCATACATCTCTGCATAAAATTTTGCCTACTTTCTCCTGTTTTCGGTTTTGGTATCGGCATACACTATATATAGTAGTTAAATTCGTAGTCTAGCACAACATTATCTAATCTATCAAACTCAAATCTTCTTCATCAACATATACGACTACACACCGACAATTTACAACATTCTTTGCACCACCTCTTGGGTCACCGGGATATTTCATGCGTGCTCCATTTATTTCAAAATCTTCATCTAACTGTCTTACTTGACCATTTGCTCTTGCATGGGAATCCCTTGTTCTACCATCACCAACTGCAACCCACCTTTTATAAAGGGTTTGACCGAGTTGATCGCTTATCTTTTTATTATATTGTTGCGATGCAAAACTTGCTGCACTGTGTGTTTCAGTTCGCGCAATTCTTGCTGATCTAAATAAACTAAATCCTCTTACAACTTGTCGTACTTCTTTTGCAAGTTGCGGTAAAGTTAAGTTCTCGTTTCTTTTATTTCTAATGGTTCTCATTATTTGTTTTGATTGGTTTGCAGATAAAGTTTCAAAAATAATATTTCTTTCTCGTAGATATTCTTTAAAAATTTGCTCAAAAGTTACTGCTGTGCCAAAGGTTGTAAACTCTAAATTTTTAGTATCTGGGTCGTAAAGCTCAATATTGTATTTGATAAATGCTTCAAATATTTTTCTAAGATTCTTTTCTATTACTGGAAACAGACTATTAAAAAGTCTTATCGTGTTTACATCTGGGTCATAATCAACAGCATAAAGAAGCTCGTCGGCAACCCTATCGGCATTTTTATTAAGCACAGTTCTGATATTTCTGTGAAATGCTTTTTCTAAATTGTTTCTTAGTCTTAGTTGTGTTCTTATTTCAAAACGCGTGTTAAATCTTCTTTTGCGATATGCCTTTGTTTGAATAGCATGTTGCATTATTTTTTAGGTCTGCCTTGCGAATCAGTAGGCCCTTTAGATTTTAGAGGGTGTCCTTCAGGGAATAAATCCGTATCGTGCTTTCCACCTTGGAATCTACCAGTTCTCAAAGCAAATAAAAATGAATTCGTTCTGGCAAATGCCCAGCGATCAGCACCACCTTGGCGTCTGACCCCAGGTCTTACCGAACTTGGATTTGTATTAAAGGCCCCAACACCACGAAGAAATACTTTCTCTAACATTCCTAAAGTCACTCTTTTAGTTTTGTTATCTCCATATTTTTCGTTATGTTCATCAACTTTATTTTTAAGTGCTTCTTTTACTCTCGCTGAGACTTGTTTTTCTTCAACCTGAATATCAACATGTACATCAGTTGCCAATGGTTTTTCTTTTTCTTCTGGCTCTTTTCTGCCCTCAAGTTTTTTTGTAAGTTCAAGAATGACATCTTTCATACCTTGTTCACCAAGTTTTGGATTGATAACACCCCATTTCATAAGTGCGACTACACCTGAAACATTTGAAAGATTCGGTTCTTTTTCACCACCTACAAACGCATTACCATCGTTTACACTGTGTCTTGCAGCCCATGCTTCTCTTTCCTTTATCCATTTCAAAACAGCAGGGCTATCGTCGCCCTCTCTTGCTCTACCCCATAAGTTAAATGCTTCATTACCCCTAATGTTTCCGCCAGCTTTCCATATATCTTTTCCTACACTTCCACCATCTTCTTTTACATTTAAAGCAAAGTCGTAATCAAATTGCGGATAATTGCTATTTCTCAAAGATATTTTTTTATCGTCACCACTTTTTGGAAAATTTGTTGCTTTTATTTCCTTTTTAAACTCGTCATCAAGCTCATCAAAATCTTCAAAATCTTTTTCATTATCAGGCGGTGGTAATGGTTCAGACCCCAACGGAAACAAGTTTGCTGAGATATAAAGCTCATTACCACCTTCAACTGGTGAAAGACCAAGCCTTTCTCTAGCTTCATTTCTGGTAATGATTCCCTGTGCCACAGCATTTGTTACATTTGCATAAATTAATCTTCTCCTTTCAGAAAGAGCAGGTATGTCATCAATATTAAATTCAAAATCTATATTTTCTCCAAACATTGGTATTAGCCATTCGTTAAGATCAGAAGCAACTTTTCTTAAATATGGAATGATTGTTTCTTCATATAAAGCAAGTCTAGCTTCTGCAACATTTGAATAAGTTTGTGAATCAGGAACACCGACAAGTTGGGACGGAACCCCAAAACAGAGTGCAATATCAGTAGCACTCATGTGTTTTAAATTTATAAAATCCATGTCTTTAGGGCTCAGCCCCATCTCTTTCCAGTCAAAGTCTCCCTCTAAGAGTAGGGGACGACCTGCATTACTGGCCCCTGAAAATCTATTGTTTAAATCTGTCAAGAGTTGTTGTCTTTGTGTTTCTGTTAAATTTACTGACATTCCAGTTTCGTCTTGTGGTTTAAATACCACAGCACCACTTGGTCTTGCTCCATTGTTTAATAAATTTACGTTATGTTTACTTGCTAAATTGTGTTGATCAATTTCCATTGCTGCAGCAGTAAGAGGACTACACCCATAATAATCGTCAAGTGGATTCCAAAGTTTTATATGTTTGACTTCACTAAAACCATTTTCTTGATCAACAGGATAAACTTTATCAATTCTGCCATTGACCATATATTCATACGAATCAGGAATATAATTACTTCCACCTTTAATAACTATTCTGTCAGGTCTTAATAAGTGTAATTCTTTTGGGGCTTGCCCCTCTGCACCTACTTTTAAGATGTAAGCATTTCCTGATAAAAGTAAAAAACCAAATAAGCTGTTGAAAAACTCTGTGTAGGATTGTTGTGGATTTGGTCTATCTATTAAATTATGTAAATCTGTATTTTCTAAAATTGAATCTTCTGCTTTTATTCTGTAAGGCACAGCACTTGCACCCTTTGAGATTTCATTCACACAACGATATACGATGGCATTTTTCATATATCCTTCTTTTGCTAAATCTTGGTACTTGTACATTTTTTCTTGTGTACCAACATTGAAGTAACCCATAACTGAGCCTTTTTGTTTTTTTTCAGTATTCAGACCGAATACTTTTTTTATGTCATCAAATATAGCCATTAACTTATTCTCCAGTTTACATTACCTGATGATTTACTCAACTCGCTTAGACCCCAAACCAGTGCATCTAATCTATCAGGACTATTTTGTTTATCGCCTGTATATGAACACATCTGTGATTCTAATTCTGAGAAAGTTCCCATATGAAATACTTTGCTTTGTTCATAAAGTGCAGAGATTGGTTCTGCCCTTACTATTTTACCCCTCGTTGCTCTTACTGATCTAAAAGGTATAGTTGCATCATGACTTCTAATTAGTCTTTCCACAAGGTCTCCGCCATTATTAACTTCAGCTACAATACGATCAGCTTGCCAATCATAAAAAGCATTAATTGCTATTCTAGCCCATTTATCAGCAGAATGCCTACCTGACAAATCTTCTAACACATAATAATAATTATTAAAATCTTTACCAACTACAATAATACCTGTTTCATCACTATTTTCATTTGCAGTTACAGCAGGGTCAATTGCAATAATTATTTGTTTTAATTCTCTTTCTTCGTTTGCATTTAACCTTGTTTTTTCAATCATTTTATGGGTCCATAAAGCGCCTTCAACATCTTCTAATATTTCAGCAAAAAGTTCTTGTCGTCCTAATGCTGTACCCTCATACCTTTCTTTTAACATCTCTAGTGCTGTACCAGCTAAATTTTCTTCGTTTTCAAAAGTGTTGCCCTGTGTTGTAAAAACATCTTTTCTTGTTACAAGTTGTTTTATTAGGTTCGTGGGTTTTGGTGTTGTCGTAATTACACACTGTGGTTTAGCACCTAAACGAAGCCCAAACATAAGTTGGTCAAATGCTTCAGGGTAACGCCAAGCTGCAAGTTCATCACACCAAGCCCTGTGAAATTGTGGTCCTCTTAACCTATCAGGATTAATTGCTGCATATCCAATTATTTTAGAACCATTGGATAAAGTAATTTCTTCACCTCTATAACTTGAATAACCTGAGACATCTTTTGCAAAACACTCTTCTGGAATGATGGACATAAGGCCAGAGGGGCCGTTAAAACAAACCCTTCGTAAATCACCATGTGTTGGTGCTACAACTGCACAAATAGAATTAGGGTTTCTTAGAGCAAATAAAGCTATATCTTGTGCCCCTGTTCTAGTTTTGCCCCAACCACGACCTGCTAAAATAAGCCATATAGGAAAATATTCACTTGGTCCAAGCTGTTTGGGTCTTGCTGTATTTAACCAATCAGTGTAAAGCTGAACTGCTTTCTGATCTGCGCTGTTCTGCAACTGTGTCAAGCAATTCCATAGCTCTTCTGAAGGTTTCTGTATTTCCGATTTCGGCATTGATACTTATATTTTCAGTTGATTCTCCAAGTGCAACTTTTGAGATTTTCTGTGCTGTTAAAGCAACATTCGCTAATGAATTTAATTGGTGTGGTTGTATTCCTGTTTTGCCATTTTGAACATCTAACATATTTTTCTGTAGTGCTTGACCAACACTTGTGAGAAAAGTTTGTGCCAAAGCTATACTGTTGCTGTCTATTTTTTTTGCAACTTGTTGTAAATTTTTAATTCTTTCTTCATCTAATTTTGCTTGAAACTTATTTTGAAACAAATTTTTTTGTTCTTTCCAATCTTCTTTTTTTGATACTCTGTATAAAGTTGATTTTGGGACATTATATTTTTTTATCAAATCCTCTAAAGATGGCATTTCTTTTAGGCCTTTTTCACCATCTATACCTTGAACAAAATCGTTACGAATTTTCTGTTTCAAAGTTTCTGTCAATTTTTTTGTTTGTCTTTTTTTATCCATTTTTTCTCATTATTTCTTACAGCAAATAATATTCCAAAACTAAATATATGACAACATTAAAAATAAATATTCCAAAAAGGGTTTACTTATTTATGGATATTATTTAATATATTTCTAAGTTTGATAAGGAGAAAAAAATGAGAACTTTTAAAGAAGCTGTAAAGCTATACCAACAGAAACAACCAGAAGATTGGTCATTTATACCAAGTGAAGAGTTTTCTTCTGAAAGATGTGGTGGTTGGTTAATTCGTGATGCCAATGATATGTATATTGGTTGGGTAGGAAATAAGGGTGATACCTCTTATGCTTCATATGCCTTAACTACAACTGATACTGCCTTTGATGATAAAGGTAATGTGTTAAGGAAAAAATAATGAAAAAAGAAATATATACTGACTATGTAATTTGTCTTGATAATTCAGATAATATTATTAAGGAATATTCTAATTATGCTGAGATGCTTATTCATCTCTTCCAACTTCATTCTGAAAACCCAAAAGCTGACTATTTTGTTAGATGGTATAAATATCAGAAAACTTCTTATACAAAAGAAGAAATTAGAAAAGCTGGATATTGTGTAGAGGGTGAGGAAGAATCTTATGATGGACAACCAGTTTGGGGACAATATCCTCGTATGGAAGAAAGAGTTTTTGAATTAGAGAAAGGTACTTACGAACTAGACATTTTAGGTAAGTATCAAAACAAATATGCTAAACATTTTTCAGTAGTGTGATATGAATAATGAGTATTGAGTTACTAAACAAAGCCTTAAAGGTTCAAAATCTTAGTCCAACAAAGAAATTAATATTGTTGATACTTGCTAATTATGCTGATGAAAATGGAAGTTGTTATCCAAGTCATCAACATTTAGCAAATCTTTGTGGATTACAAACTACAAAAAGCATTAAATCAGCTATCAAAGAATTTGAATCTTTGGGGTTTTTAGTTAAAAAAAATAGAAAACTTAAAAACGGTGGTAACACTTCTAATAGATATATTCTAAATTTTGACGGAAATAACCCTAAGGTCTTAGAGGAACCAAGGGTGGTGTCCAAGAAGAACCACAATACTAAAGAAGATACAAAAGAAATATATATGACTAATTTTGAAATATTTTGGAATTTATATCCAAGAAAAGTTTCAAAGAAAACAAGTTTATCTATATTTTTAAAGATTGATCTAAAAGAATTTGATGATATTTTGAAAGGTGTGAGAAATTTAATAAATACTAATACAGAAATAAAATATATACCTCACCCATCAACTTGGTTAAATCAAGAAAGGTGGAAAGATGAGCTTGAAATTGAAAATAAAAATTTGAATAATCTAGCTGGATAAAAAAGGAGAAAAATGAAATTAATTACAAAAAATATTAAAACACTTTTAGAAAAAAATATGTCTTTACCAGAGATGGAAAGAAAACCGTATTTGAAATTATTTAATGCTTATGGACAAGGTACATGGCTTTTAAGTGAGATTGATGAAAATAATACTTTTTTTGGTTTATGTGATCTTGGCTTTGGTACACCTGAACTTGGATATGTAACCTTAGAAGAATTAGAAGCACAAAAGGTTGGTAATTTAAATATGATTGAAAGAGATATGTATTTTTTGCCTGAATACACACTTTCTGAATATGCAGAAAGGGCATATAAAGATGGATTTATAAATGCTTGATCTTTCAGATGTAAATATAAAATTAAAACATTACCAAGATGGGACACAAAAAACTAAATGTCCACAGTGCCAACCACCGCACAAGATGTCAGACGACCCTTTATCAGTCACAATAGAAAACAATCAGTCTAAAGCTGTTTGGAAGTGCCACCATTGCGATTGGACTGGGTACAAGTTTGCTGAAAATACTAACTGGTACCCTCAGAAAAAAAATTCTAATACAGAATATGAAAAACCAGTAATACATAATAAAACTTACGAAGATTTTATATATAGCTTTTTAAAAAAAAGAGGAATATCAATAACAACTGCCAAAGATTTTAAGATATTTTCTGATGGTGACTGGATTGGTTTTCCTTACTTTGATGAAAAATCAGAAATAGCTAATATAAAATTTAGAACAGTTGATAAAAAATTTAGACAAAAAGCAAATACCAGACCTTTATTTTACAACTACGATAATGTTAGAAACAAAGATATGGTTTTTATATGTGAGGGTGAAATTGATGTTTTAAGTTTAGCAGAATGCGGATTTAATAATGCAACCACTCTTGCGAATGGTGCACCAAAAGAAGCTAAATTTAATAAAGATGATGCAAGATTTAAAGCACTCACAGAATCACCTTTATCTGCAACAAAAATTGTGCTATTTACTGATAATGACAGTAGCGGTCATGCTTTACATAAAGAACTTTTGCACAGATACGGTAAAGACAAATGTTGGTTTGTAAATATGCCACAAGGCTGTAAAGATGCAAATGAGATTCTCGTAAAACATGGTAAAGAATTTTTAAAAAATATTCTTAAAAATCCAATACCTTATCCAGTAGAGGGATTATATCGTGCTTCAGATTACTCTTTACAGGTTCAAGAATTATATGATGGAAATTATGTAAAGCCTTTAGAAATAGGAATACAAGGTCTTGATGATATTCTAAAAATATTGCCCTCAACATTTCATACCATTACTGGAATACCAAACCATGGAAAATCTTTATTCCTTGATCAAATACTATTAAGTATTGCAGAAAATCACAATTGGAAATTTGCTGTTTTTTCACCAGAACATTCAACACAAATGCATATAAGAAGATTAGTGCAAATGTATAAGGGTAAAAACTTTGATGAAAATTTTGAAAATCGTATGACAAAAGCAGAGCTTGAAGAAGCAATGGATTTTATAAATAAACATTTCTTTTTTATAGAAACAAGAAACAGTGTACCTGATATAAATACTATTTTAGGAATTGCAAAATCAGCAATACTAAAACACGGAATTAATGGTGTAATTATTGACCCTTACAATGAAGTTGATGCATCAAGAATCGGCAACAAAAGAGAAGATGAGCATATCAGAGATTTTATTTCTTTGTGTAAAAGGTTTGCAAGAGTACATGAAATAGTTTTTTGGTGTGTCGCACACCCAACAAAATTACCAAAATCAACAGATGGTGGCTATGCACCACCGACAGCTTATGATATTTCAGGTGCAAGTCATTGGCATAATCAATCTGATGTAGTAATGACAGTGCATAGAGATTTTGATGATAATTCAACAAGAGTAATAACAAGAAAAATAAGAGAACAAGATCATTACGGTAAAATTGGTGAAGTAAAATTTATATACGATTTTAATACAAGAAGATTTGTACAGCATACTGTAGAAAATTGGTAACTTAAAAATCTTTTAAATAATCACCTAAAAAATACTTAGATCGCCAACCAAGAGATTCTGTCTTATCGCTAATAACAGGTGCAGTTTGTCTGTTTCCTTTTTTCGCCTTTGTAAATTTATAGTCCATATTTAACATTTCCGCAATTTCTAAAATGCTGAATGATTCTTTAGAGCCAATGCCAAAACCATCTCCTTTACCTTTTAAGGCAATATAATGCAGACCGCTTATTATATCTTTTATATGTGTAAAATTTCTTCTTTGTGTGCCCGGTTTTGTAATAGGTAATTTTTTACAACCAATTTTTTTTAATTCAATAAATTTAGCAATAACTGTAGCATATTTACCATTTTTTATTTCTCTTTCACCATAAACATTATAAAAATAAGAAATTGCAAAATCTAAATTGAACCAATCACAATAAGTTTTTACCAGTTCTGTATTTGCACTTTTTGTAAAAGCATAGGGGCTAGTATATTTAGCTGAACCATCGTCACCAAATTTTGTACTTGAACCTGCATAAATTAATTTGGCATTATGTTTTTTAACAAATTTAAGAACTTCATATATAGAATTCCAATTGTATTGAAACACTTTATCAATATCATCAAAACTTTGCTCAACCCTTGAATATTCCCCAAGGTGAAAAACTAAATCAAAATTAAATAAATAGTGTTTAAAAATATCATTTATTTCTATGGTTTCGCCACGATAGAAATGACAAAGATTGCTTAGATTTTCTTTTGAGCTTGTAAAATTATTATCTAAACAGTAAACATCATTTTCAAGAACCAATGAATCAATTAAATGACTACCAACAAAGCCACAACCACCTGTAACTAAAATTTTTTTATTTTTTAATTTTAAGTTGCATTCCATAATTATTTGGTTCACCTTTAGGTTGCCAATCTTTTTTTCTGACCAACTTATTTTTTTTCATAAAAGGTTTGTAATCGCAGTGATGGTGCCATCTTTTATATTTAAAACTCAATTTACAAACATCACCATGTGTATCAACCATCATTTGGCTTTTTGCCAATGTGCCATCTTTATAAAGCTGATCAGTATTTCCACCTTTCATAACTTGAGTTGTAACCTTATCTTGAAGCAATGCATTGAATAAAACAGTACACCAACCCTTTTTAAGCATATCTAAAGAAAGAATTGTGTCTTCATTATATCTGCCCCTCCATCTAAAAGGCACATCAGTTCTTATTAAATTACAGCTGTATATTCTTGAGTTTACTGTAATTGGTGGTTTTGTAACTCGTGATGGAAAAAAATAATCGTAATGTGGACCAGCCATTGCTACATTTTCATACCTTGCACAAAAGTCTTCAATAATTCTTAAAGGTGCTCCATTCGCAACCCTTATTTTTCTATTTTTATGCATTCTTCTAAAACCCATAATATTGTCGTCCATTATCCAATGCCATTTATGCCCCTCTTTTTCTGCAGTGTCCCAAATAAAGTTCCTTGCAGGGCCACTTCCTGTAGTCTTAGACTGTCCTAAATCGTCGCAGAGGTCGTATTTTTCTTTATACGACATATCTAGTTTAATAAGTTTTTTCTCGTCTCCTACCTCGTTTAAATAGTTATCATATTCGTCAGGCTCAACAACAAGTCTGTAAGGAATGCCTAAGCTGTCCCACCATTTGCTTGTTAATCTTGATTCCCACCTACCCTTGCTTGGTATAAATATCGGATATTGAGGGTCAGTCTGATTCATATTGACGGTCTTTTGTAGTAAATTCAGGTTGTGGTGGGTACCAAATAAATTTTGTTTTTTCTGTTAATTTTTGATTCACCAGTTTTGCAAATTCTTGCCTATCATCTTCGTTAGCAAAATGTACCAGTAAAGTTTTTTGTGGCATTAAATTTTCTTGTTCATAGTCTGGCATATCAACCCATTCAGTGCTTGGATCATCAACAACTTGCCCAATATTTAAAATCGGCAATATTTCCATTTCTTCAAAAGCCAAAACATTTAAATCAAAACCCTTTTCATTAAGTTCTCTAATTTGATCCCACAGTAAATTTTCGTCCCATGTAGAATTTGAAGCAATTTTATTATCAGCAATAACCAATGCTTGTTTTTGTTCATCTGTTAAATTCTCTGCTTTTACAACAGGCACACTATCTAAATTTAATGTTTGTGAAGCCATATACCTGCCGTGACCTGCCAATATTATATTTTTTTCGTCAACCAAAATAGGGTTTAGAAATCCAAACTCATCAATAGATTTTGCAATTTGTGCTATTTGTTCTTCAGTATGTTTTCTAGGATTATTTTTATAAGGTTTTAAATCATTTATTTTTGTTTGAATTATCTTCATATTAATCTAAAAAAAAATCATTTGGTGTTACTTTGCGATTTGTAGTTTCGTAAATTTTTATCATATCGTCTTTCCTTGGTATTCTAATGCCGAGAATCCATTTTGCTAAAGTTCCTTGAGGTATTTTTTTATTGTGTTTTGTTTGAATTTCTTTAATGAAATCTTTTTGGGTCATTGAATTATTAATTAAATATTCTTTTAATTTCATGTTTATTTTATTCCTTTATGGGATTATAATGGTAGAAACTTATAAAGGGAAGAAAAAAATGAAAAATGTATTTGAACATCATGGGGTTGCATATTTATCTCCATCATCTATAAACAAATTCAGATCAGACCCTGCAAAGTGGCTAGTAAATATTGCTGGTTATAGAGACAAAGCATATAGCCCTGCAATGACTTTTGGTAACATTGTTGAGCTTGGAATTACCCATGCTTGTATCAAGCCTGAATCTGATATTGAAGAAGCTATCCATATTTGTATGGATAGATATGAAGTTGTCCATAAAGAAATTACAGAAGCTGGTCATGCAAAAGATTATGACTTTTATATGTGTGCAAAAAAACAAGCACAGATACCTGAAACTTTAAGATTGGCTATACCCTGTTACAGGAGTTTTGGTGAGCTTGAAAAACCACAACATAAGGTTGAATATAAGTTTGATGATTTACCTATTCCAATCATTGGTTATGTAGATATGGAATATTATGATTGTATTAGAGACATTAAAACAACAGGCACAGCAGTTAAAGAAAGAAGCGATCATTTAAGACAAGTTTCTTTTTACAGTTTAGCTACAGGCAAAATTGCAATGTTAGATTACATTTATGTTACCCAAACAAAGAAAGAATTTATAACAAGACATGTTCACGATGTTGAAACACACATCAAGGACATTTACCGAATTGCTAAAAAAATGATGCAGATGTTGTCATTTTCTAGTGATATACATGAAGTGGCTCGTATGTCTTGCCTAGTGCCTGACACCACGAATGAAAACTTTATGAAACAATGGGGACCTCAAGAAATTAAAGGTGCTCAAATTTTATTTAAGGAGTAAAAAATGAAAAGAATTGATTATTTAATTAATGCTTTGATAAAAGCTCAATCTGAGATTGAGAATGTAGTAAAAGATGGAACTAACCCTTATTTTAATAGTGGTTATGCAACATTAGAATCCGTGCTTGGTACAGTAAAAAAACCATTAAACAATAATGGTATTTACTTCCAACAGGTCGCACACGAAAGACAGGGTGGTGTTGGTATAGAAACAGTTTTATATGGACATGGTGCTTCTCTTAGCAGTGGTGTTTTATTTATACCTGCTATTAAAAATGACCCTCATGCATACGGTAGTGCAATTTCTTATGGCAAGAGGTATTCTTTATTGATGGCTTGTGGTCTTGGTAGTAAAGATGATGATGATGGTAATAAAGCTGTTGAAGCTATAAAAAAACAGGTTTCTACCAGTAAACCAATCCAACCAAAAACTACTGTTGGACAATCTGACTTTTAAATGAAAAAGTTATCTATAAACGATTGTGTTTATAAATGTATGCAAGATGGTAGATGGTGGACTTTTTGGGAATTACAAAAAACCATTAAAGAAAAAGCCAATAAATTTTATGGTGAACCATCTATCTCTGCTGCAATAAGAGATTTAAGGAAAGACCCTTTTCGTATCAAATACGAATTACCACGAACTGGTGAGGTGGTAGATCGTAAAAGAATTGATGGCGGTAAGGGTTATAAATATAGATTAATAAAGGAGTAAAAATGTTACCAATAGGAAACGATAAAGACGGTAATTTTTTGTTTGTCAAAGATGGGGCAACAGAAAAAGATTACAAAGAAGTAAAAAAAATGAACATCAACATGATTGATCAGGCTTATGCAAGTGGTGATATAAATGAAGATGTAAGGAATTTGTTTTATGAGGTTTGGGATAATGAACCCATAATTCAAGATAATGAAATAAGGGTAATGATGACACAAGAACAATATTTTAGGTTCTTGGAACTCATGCCTACTATTTCAGAAGATATGAAAAACGATAAATTATTTACTAAGCATTAAGGAGAAAAAAATGGATAAAAAATTTGAATACAAAGAAAATACTGGAAGCTTATGGCACGAAACTAATTGTACTGTTGTAAGAAAAGGAAAAATTAAAATTGAGGGAATAGAAAGATATGCCTGTATTTTAAAATATTCACAGCCAGATAAACCTGATAAATTTGAAATTGCAATATCAGCTGGTTTATTAAAAAAAGTTACAGATGAAGAAAGGGCAGATTCAGAAAAACCTGATTTAATGCCTGATATTAAAGGACTTATTACCTTTAATACAAAGAAATATGAGCTTGGTGGGTGGAGAAATGTAACTGGAAATGGTGCAGAATATACTAAAGTAAAACTAAAAGAAGCAAATTTACTTTGCGATGAAAAGAAAACCTATAAAAAAGAAACGGAAACAGACTTCTAAAAGATTTGTTTGTCGTGAGCATTTAGAAATGGTTGCTAATATGCAGTGTTGTTTTAAAACACTTAAGATAAGTAATAACTGTAAAGGACCAACACAAGCACATCATCTTTTAAAACCTTGGGACGGTATTAGAGGAATGGGAATGAAGTCGTCAGATAGAAATGTCATTCCTCTTTGTATGTTTCATCATGGTCTTTTACATACTAAATATGGTTCTGAAAAAGCATTCTTTGAAGCTTATAATCTTACAGAGAATATTGGAAAAGTTCTTGCTCGTAACCTTTGGGAAGATTATCAACCTGATGATATAGATAGCGACCTACCATTTTAGAAAAAATGAAATTTAAAAAAGCAGACCTCTATGTACTTTTATGCCATTCAGCTGGTAATGAAAAAAGGCAAGAAGAACAAACTTTAATTAAAAAATATAATTTATGGCAATACATTCCAAAATCAGAATATAGAGATTTAAAGAATACTTGCAAAGAGATTGACTACAAGTTTGCTCAAATGCTTAAAGCTGTATTAAAAGATTATTATAAATAAATATTCCAAAAAGGGTTTACAATATAAAAAAATTAAGTTATGCTGTAAGGGATTTTATTTGAAAAGGAGAAAAAAATGAATAACCAAAACTGTGAAATCAAAGACCAATTAGCTCAAGATGTTGAGCAAGATTGGAGTGTTCTGTGGAATGAGCTTAGAGCTCAGTACCCCTATTGTGAAAACTATTTGCCTAATGGTGAATGGGACGGTAATGCTGTTTATTGTGATAAGTCTATTGACCTTTTTGTTTTTGAAAAATTCAAAGAAGTATTAATTGACCAGTATAAGGTTAGCCCTAAGCTGTTTGATTATGATGATGAGTATTATGATTTTGAAGATGCTAACTGGTATAGTTGTAAGAAAAAAGGTGCTATACAAACACCTGATCAAATCAAAAATCTTTTGGTTGAAACAAAGTTTGAGGCTTTATTATAAAGATAGGGGTGGTAACACCCCTCTTTTTTAAGGAGAAAAAAATGAAATTTAGATACAGAAATAAAAACCATAATCTAGTCTTTCAGAAAAGGCTAAGAAATTACTTCGTATTCTTAATGCTTGGATTTTTGATAGGAGTTGTAATATGAAAAACTTAAAATTTTATTTTACTGTTTTAGATTACATTAAAGGGACAGATTTTATGGATTTAAAAAGTGTTCCAAATTATTTTCGTGAGCATTTTGGTTTAAGAAAAGATGAAGCCATTGATATAATTAATAAATGGCAACAAATTGATAAAGGAGAAAAAAATGAAAATTGTAAAAAACACATCTAAATTTGATACGAAAGAATTAAAAAAACTTTTTACTATCGTACATAATTATATTGCAAAAAATCATAAAGGTTTTGGCAAATTAAAAGGCTGGGATATATTAAGTATAAATATTGCCAATAAAGTAAAAGGCAGAAAACATTCAGGTCGTGCTTATGTTGGCTTTTTAGATATGCTATTTGGTCTAAAAAATAAGGGTTGGAATATGTTTTTATCCCTTAATGAGTTTGAAACTATTGAGCAAATCATTCAGCTTTACGCTCACGAGCTTTATCATAATTACGGCTTACGACACAAAGATTATCCTGATAAATATAATGTGTTTATGACTTGGGAGCTTGATAAAATTATTGAGCTTTTTGGCAAAAACTTTGTGCCACATAAAAAGAAAGATAATTTAATAAAAAATGTTGTAGCTAAAAACTATAAAAATCTAAAAGCAAGAAAAGAAAATTTGCTAAAAAGGCAAAAACAATATTTATCAAACCTAAAAAGGATAGAAAACTTACTTAAAAAAGTTGATCGTAATATAGCCAATTATGAAAAAAAATATGATGAAGAAAAACTCAATGTTGAAAAAATAAAATTACCAGAAAAAAAAGAGGTAGCTTAATGGAAGATTTATATAACGATTGGGTAAAAGATTCTATAATTCAAGATGTTGATACACTAACAAAAAAACAAATTGAAGAAGAATTAAAATGCTCTTGCTACTATGACGAATCTTATATCAAACTAAAAAAGTCTATTGATGATTTAAAATCTTTACTTATTGATTTAAGATTTGAAAAGGAGTGTAGATAGTGTTTCATATTGAATTCAAAGAAAATGGTCAGTATCACAAAACCAGAATTATTTTCAAAACAAAAGAACAAGCAAAACTTTATGCTGAAAAAAATTTAAAAACCGAATATATTATTTATGAAACAGGAGATACCGATGTCAAAAAGAGAATGGGTTAAACCTGAAATAAATGAAATGTTTACTCATATTTATTTGTGTCCAATTTACAATAGTCATGAAGAACCAAAAATATTTAAAATGCCAGTTGAAATATTTATTCATGCTTTTAATAAAGATGAATTTACTGGGAAAAATTCTATACTGTCAAAAGATTTAAAAACTATGCGAGAAATACTTGGGGTAAATGAGGATTATAAACTAGATATTTATGAGTAAATTATTTAGAGATTATTTTGATAATATACAAGATAACTGGAACAACTTATCTGAAAAAGAAAAAAAAGATTTTCAAGATTTTTTAGATAAGTCAGAAGAAGAGGAGAGATATGATAAGTAAAGTTTTTCAATACGATATTAAATGTTCTTATGAACAGAATAAAAATGATTTCATTAATCAGGCATACTTTGAAAGATGTGATGCAATTAAACAAGGTTTTTTAGAACCTGAATTTGATGCTAAAAGAGTAGAGCTAAGATTTGATGACCTATTCGGTCATAAGAAATAACCCATAGTAAGACACCTTTAATATCATTTCTTCTCGTTAGAAACGATTTTAGAGCTTCTATTACTATCTTTTTCGCTTTGATACATTATATTTAGCCCTGCGAGAGTACATAACCTGTTTTTTTCCGACAGACCTCTTTCAGTCAAAATATATTTAGTGCCTTTTAATTTAGCAAAATCTTTGTCTAATAATTCTTTAAGTATTGGTTCAGGTAGTTTGCCATCTTCAAACATTATAGAAAGTAAGCTACCTAATCTTTTGGTTTGTGTTTTGCTCAAAGCCATCAAACTTTACTCCAGTCCTCTCCAGACCAGAGGAGGCTTTCAGCAAGTCGCCTTCTAACTAACCCCTCACTAATTTCACCATTTACTTTATTCCATCTTTTTATTTCATGTGGTATTTCATCGTATAGCCCCTTGTTAAGTTTAGAAAGCAACGTACTCTGAACAAGGTTTGTAGGGCCTAAATTGTAGCACCATGAAACGAGACTTGAGAATTGATTTTCATTCAAAGGCACATCAACCAAGTCATTGACATATTCTTCATATTCTTCTAATTCAATTTCTAACATTTCTTCTGCATGAGATTGAGACCAGACATCACCTTCTTGAACTCCTTTCGTGAACCCAAATCCAATTGTCCAAACTCCTGCTTGACAACGGTATGCTTCCAACTCACAACCTTCAAACTTTTTAATAAGGGCTTTACCCTCTTCTGATATTTTCATTTTAACTCCATACTTTTGTTTTTTTGCCACCATCGTAAGTGACAGCTAAAGGCGGTTCATGGTTTTTAAGTAAATCTGCAATGTTTCCTTTTTTACAAAAAACATCAGCAAGTATTCTTCCATATTTATCAGGCCCATAGCTTTTAATTGTAATATCACCTACCAACCATTCTTTTAATTTTGCTTTGGCAAGTAATCCTAATTCTTTTTCTTTTGTTCTTTCAGGATATTTTTTGAGATTAATTCGGCTCTCAGGTGTATCAATTTGTGCTATTCGTATTGATCTATTCTGTAAAAATACACTGAACCCTAAGTCTATGCTTGAAACCTTGATTGTATCGCCATCTATGACACGATCTAAAACAACATTGTAAACAAAGGGTTCAGCAGACATTTTATTTATCCTTGGCTTTGTAAACATTTAGAGCTAACAAATCTATTAAGCCATAAATTTTACTTAAGAATTCATTGTCCTTTGGTGTTGGTGTAACCATAGCAATAAAACTTGCAATAAAAACCACCATTGAAACAATGCCGAATATATCTATTAATATTGCGAACATAAATACTCCTCGTTATTAGTTCAACCTAAGACTAGCAAATAAAATTAGTCTTTGGAAGAATTAGATGCTCCGAAGTAAAACGAGATAATAGCACTAGCTAGACCACCCAAATAACCAAGTACTAGATTTATAAGTGCTTCTGAATTCTGCTCTGGCGGTTGCAGAGTAACTAAAAATATATAACCGAGAAAGCCACCTATTGTTGCAATACCAATTATTCTTGCTGTCCAATCTTTTGAAAAATGTTTTCTAGCATCTTGTTTTTCTTGTGCTTCAAGAGCAAAAATATCTACACCAATTTCTGCCATATCTTTTTCAAATTGCAACTCTGCTTCTTTTAATTTAAGAGAATCTTCTTTTGACAAAGGTTTACTTAATGCAGATTGAACTGTTTTAGGATTTGTGTCTGATAAACCAAGTTTCTCTGCAATCATTTCAGCAGCCATTCCACCCATAGGGCCACCGAGTGCTGTTCCTAATGTAGGTGCTACTGCACCCAAAACACCTTGTAATAGTTTTTTCATTTTTTAAATGTATAAATTTTTAGTTTATCTTTTTTACCTTTGACCACTATATCATCTAATTTAACCAAATCAAAAGAACAATTCTTTGCAGTTTCTTCTCCAATTAAAACATCTTTACCAACAACCTTTGTATTTGATTCAAGTCTTGCGGCAACATTACAAGGGTCACCAATAAGACTAAAAGCAAACCTATCAGATGCACCAAAGTTTCCTGCTAAAACTTCACCTGAATTAACCCCAAGTCCAATTGCTATTTTTGGTATGTTTTCTTCTTCAAACTTTTTGTTAAGTTCAGCTATATTTTTTTGGATTTCTTTTACAGCTTTAAGAGCTAAATCGTGGTGATCTGGTTGAGGAATAATTGTATTGAAATGAAACATACCTGCATCACCAATAAATTTATCTGTTACACCAAAATATTTATTAACTGCTTTGACTTGAACATCTAAAACATTGTTCATAATATAACTGACTTTTTCAGGTTCTATTGATTCTGATAATTTTGTAAAGCCTCGTAAGTCTGAAAAAATTATTGAGCAATCTACTCTTTTTCCATTAATCTGACATAGTTCAGGATTGTCTTGTAACTTCTTAACCATTCTTTTATCTAAATATTTACCGAACTGGTTCTTAATTTGTTCTCTAAGTTTCCATTGTTTTCTAAAGGAGAAATAGTAAGAGGTACTTGCAATTATAAATTGTCCGATTAAAGTCCATGTAACATCTATTAAAACTCCATTTTTAATTGTCCAAAAGCCGTAAAAAGCTGTAGAAAGAAAGACCAAAACACTAAGGGTAAGACTAAGGGTAATACCAAAAGAACTCGTTAGAAGCCAAATAAGCAGCCCAGAAAAGATAAAAATAGCTATTTCTAGGGTTAAATGCCAATTTGGTATGTAAGGACTGTTTTCTAAAAGCATTGTTTCTGCTAATGCAGTTTGAATTTTATGCGGTTCTAAAAGTCCAGCAGGGGAAGAAATGGTCGGCATAATTCCTGAAGCAGTAAAACCTATGAAAACAAATTTATCTTTGACATCTAATTCTTGCAGATTTGTTTCACTTGTTTCAATCCAAGATATAAATTTCTTTCCTTGTGAATCTGTATTTATAGGCGGTAAGCCTTGCACTCTGACTTGCTCAATTCCTAATTCGTTTGTTTTAATAATATAAGTATCAGCACCAACCAAGATTTTTAAAACTTCAATTGCAAAAGAAGCAACCCAACCATCAGGAGTTTGATATAAAAGCGGTATCTGTCTTACAAGATTATCAACATCAACAGATGCAGATGCAAGACCCTCGTTTGTGCTTGATCGTAAAGGTTCAACATTATTAATTGTCCCTTTTATAAAATTTGTCTTTACATCTTCACCAAGAATTACCGTGCCAACAGTCTGTGGATAAATATTGTTTTCATATTCAAAAATAGATAACACAGAATTTGACAGACCAAGGACTTCTGCAAATGCTTCGTCTCCACCTAATCTATCTTTATGAGGCATAGCAAGAACCCAGCCCACACCTAAAGCTCCTGCATTTATTATTTCTGCATGGATTTTAGCTAACTCCAATCTTGGTATTGGATAACCACCTTGTTCATCAACAAATTTTTCATCAAGGTTTATTACAGTAAAATATCCTGATTCTTCAAACTTTGGAACAAAATAATCAAAGGTTCTAAGTTTAATAACCTGTTGATAAGTATGTTGAAAAAGCAGAGGTAAACTCAGCAATAAAACAAAAAATAAAGGGAATAATTTATTTATTAATCCTGAGTAATTCTTATTACTGATGAACTTCCCCCATTTATTTTTACAATTTTTGACACACCATCTTGAATAAATATTACTGTATATGACCCATCAATATTCAAATCAACTCTTGCGAAATTGGAAACTTGCCTTTGTAAAGTTATAGTATCACCAACAATAAACGATGTGATTTGTGTTTCTAAATCTTGACCTAATTTTGTTCCTGATAAGATGGTAGAATTGACATCTTGCAGAGCATCTTGTTCTTCTTGATCAAAGTCATCAATAATCTGTAATAAATCCTCCAGAAAATTTGTATCAAGAGCATCATAATCAAGTTCCGTAAATTCCAGACTATCTTCTTCTAATTCATCTTCTGCTAAATAATCAATATCAAGATCACTAAAATCTAATATAGAATCGCTTTCGCTTGAATAAACTGTTTCTTCTTCGCCAAACTCTTCTTCAGGTGGAGATACAATCAACATGTTATCAATCATATCTAAAGATAAATCAAGTATTACAGGAACACTTGGAGCACTTTCAAAAACATCTACTGTTGTTGCTTGATAAGGTTTATTAAGAGTGACAGTGCCAATAGCTGTTGTAACCAGTATTTCACCACTAGGTAAACCGCTATCATCAGGTAATAAAATAATGAGAGAACGCCCCAATTCATCAACAGTACAGGTAAAATCTGTACCTCGTATTGTAATGTTGGCAGTTGGAGTGCTGAGCTGAATATTTTGTTTGGCAATTTTTCCTAATTTACTTGTTATAAATCTCGCTGTACCACTTGCAAATTTGAGAGCCATTTTGCTTTTTGATGGGTCTGGGTCAAAGATATATTCATCAATCACCAACTTGCTATGTTCTGTTAGTCTTACTTTTGAATCATCAAGAAAGGTAATAGCCATACGACCATTACGAGTAATAGCTTGATCATTAGATGCTATCGCAAAATCTAATTTAGCTTCATATGATTTATCTCTTAATACTTCGGCATTACCTTTTAATTCAGAAACTCCACCAATATTAACAACTGGTAGAGCCCCCTGAATCGGACTGTATAATGCACAGGTTAGAATTATTGCCGTTTTGTATGATTTTAAGATAGTCACGAGCTAATGTACTTGATTGAGTAATGTTATAAGTATTTGAATTTCCATCAATATCCATGTAAAGGTAGCCACTATCGCTTGATGAAGTTCCACTGTAACCATCTAAATTTGCTGTAATTGTATTTGAGCTTCCATTTATATCTATAAAATTTATAGCATTGGAATAATCTAGGTCAAATGTAAGTGTATTTGAATCACCCAAAATAACCCAGTCCAAATCTAAATAAGAAGCACTATCATCTTCGCCAATATCTACATCAAAAGTATTTGTGTTTCCTGTTACCTGAATATTCATATTCACGAAATCTGAAGTTATCAAACCTGTGCTATTCATCAACATATCGTAAACATTAGAATCACCAGTAAACTCAAAAAAGCCTGTAAAACTTTCACCATCAATAGCATCTGATCTAAAGATATTTGAAGAACCAATTTGATTGATGTCCAAAGTCATAGAAGCACCATCTAAATCTAGTGCAGTTAAAGTACCAGCAACTGAATCCGTACCACCAATTAAGTTATTAGAACCTAATTGTTCAAGATCAATAGAAGCATTATTTCCATTTTGATCAATATATATTTCATCATCTGCTGACAAAACACCTATTAAAAATAAAACACTTAAAACTAATTTTTTATTCATATTTCCAAAAACCTCTTTCATAACCTTTATTTATTAATTCAAGCACTGCACCTTCTATTGCTTTTTGGAGAGCTATTGTTCCACTTTCGTTTTCAGTGTAACCAAATTCCAATTCAACAAGTTCAGTACCCTGCTCAATAAATTTAAAAACATCTTGGGATTTACCCCAAGAAAAGATAGTCTTTTGGCTAAGAATCTCAATTAAGATTTCACCAGTTGCTACTGAAACCATGCGAAGCGAAACGGTAACTGTATCTTCTCTAAACTGATCACTTGAACCAATTCCAAGATACCGCGCTCCGACACCACCTGTTCTTATATTTGTATCATAGCTTAGAACTGCTCCCTCAAGCAAGACCCCTGCCATGAGAAGAGGACGAAGTGGTTGAGCATCTTCAGTTAATTGTTCCCTTGCTGATCTTATTAATTGACGTTCCTTTGTAAGATTGTCTAAACCTACCCTTTCTACAACTGTAAACATTTGACCATTACCAGAGTGTTTTAATGCCCTTATTAAAAGGGCAGATGGGGCTTGTGTAACTGCTGTACTGAATAAAGCAAAAGAACTGTTACTTTTTCTTTGACCAGTTTGATCTATAAAAGCATTTGGATATACAGCAACAACAGGTTTGTTCTTTGGTAAAGGTACTTCTAAAAGTTTTTGGTTGTGGATATGTCCAATCTGAAAGCTATCATCTCTATGATTTATTGCATTATTGGTATTTAAACCAGCACAACTAGAAAGTAAAAGCACCGATAGGCACAGTAATTTCTGTGGTATTGCCCTCGGCATCTGTGACTGTAAGAGTGATAAATAATCCATCTGCTGAAACCTCATATTCAATAGTATTTCCCATTAATTCTAAAACTCCACTTGTACTTGGAGTTTCACCAAACAGATTATCTACAAGTTGTCTTGACAACTGTGCATAAATTCTGCTTTCTAGGTTTCTTATAAACCTTGCCAAAGTTGTATTTTCAGCTTCTCTTTTGAGTTCGTCTTGATATGCTTTTATTTCTGCTTCTAATGCTTCTTTTCTATTAAATTCTTGATTCTCAATTGTTAAATAATGTGAGCTTGTATTGATACCACTAAATGAGGGTGATTTAAATTTGTGAATTAGCTCGTCTGCTGTAACCATATTTGCAAAAAGCATTACAGCAAGAAATGGTAAAATAAAAAATGAACAACCTTTATTCTTTTCTACATAGTAAGAATCCAAACCAATTTTTTGATTTTTTGTTTTTTTATTTTTTAAATTAGCCATGTAAAGAAAATATACCAAAAACCAAAACAAAAGCCTAGAACTAAAAACCAACCAGAAAGTTTCACAAAATCTATACGATACTTAATCTTTTCTTTGATCATCTCTGTCAGCTTTTGCAATTTTATTACTATCTATTAGTTGTGGTACACCTAGTATCGTTTTGATAAGGGTGTCCTGACGTATTATTTCGTTGTCTAAGCTTCGTATTCTATCAATGAGTGCTACTAGTATGCCATGTTGAGAATCTAGCTTTGTACCTAATCTCTCTTCCATAGCTTCAATTTGTGATTGCACTTTGTCATCAACAGTATCAAGTTTTGTTTCCATACCATTAATGATTTTCATAATGAGTTTCCAAATAAAGAAACCCAAACCAATAGCCATAGCTATTGGAAACCCAACTTCATTTATAAGCTGGATTATTTGTTCCATTTAAGTTAAGACCAAATAGCTCCACAGATAGTCTGCACTAAAGCATCTTCACCTGTTACATCAGTTGCAGAACCACCATCAGATACAAACTTATTCAAATGTTTAACTTCTGTTGCAACTGTTCCATCTAAATGCGCATCACCACCAGTACCAGTTAATGTATTTTCATACACTACCATCATAGTTGGGTGTTTGGCATTTGCTGTTGCATCTGCTGAACTATCTGCTAAAGGATATACCTCTATTCTTTGAACTGTTTTTGTACTTGAAATTGCCATTTTTTTTTCTCCTGTTTGAAAAGTTTAATTTCGTTTATACAGTTTAACCTCTTCTTTGAGTTTTTCAATTTCTTCTTGTTGTTCTTGAACCGCCTTTATTAAATGAACAACGAGCTTGGAATAATCCATTTGGTACAAATCATCTTCTTTGGTAACCGCATTTGGTACAATTTTTTCTACCTCTTGTGCGATCAAGCCCTCGTCAGCTTTACCATTCGCTTTCCAATTAAAGGCTACTGGATTTAGTTTATTGATTACTTTTAGACCTCTAGCATATCCAGTAACATCTTTTAATCTAGCATCAGATGTTGTGTTATATGAAGTTGCAGAACTTGTTACATTTATCTGACCAACAACTGTATTATTCTTTCTAAACTGAACAGCTACTCCATCACTTGTTGTTCTGTTAAAAATACCAACAACAGCACTTGCTCTTGTTGCAATAAACAAACCACCACTTCTTGCTTCAACACCAGTTGCTGCAGAATTTTGAGCAGTTTTGCCAACTAATAAACTAGCTTGATTTACTTGTATAGTATCGTCTGTCAGTATAAGAGGTTTAGCAATATCAAATGGGTCAGAGACTTCATCTGAATTTGCAGAAACATAAAACTCCATTTTACCTGAGTTATCGTCTGCCCCATCACCAACCACTCTGATTGAAGCAGAAGCAAAATTTCCGCTACTGAACCACTGAATACTACCCTTAGTTACAGATGCACCAGATGTTGTTTGATTGAATTGTAATTTAGCACTATTAGGTTGTGTAATAATAACTGGTGTAGAGACAGCTGTAATGCCATCATTTTTTACTTGAAACCTATTTGAACCACCAGTATTTAGTTGTATTTGGTTATTTGTAAATTGAACACTCGTGTCAGTATCACCAGTATGTAAAATAGAACCTGCAACAGATAGTGAATTGATATTAACTAGATTTCTTGAGCTGTCTATTACAGATGTAGAACCGATTGAAAAAGAACCTGCTTGAAGTGTTTGAGACTGATTGATTGTTCCAGATGTAAATATGACCCTTTCTGTAGCGGTTAAAACTGTACCTGTTGGAGCTGAAGTTCCTGTATCTGTT